GCAATGACTCTTCTAGATGAGGGCGTCGTCGCAATAGTACCTGTCGACACGACTCTCAATCCAAACATATCTGGTGGGTACGACATTAACACCATGAGGGTGGGCAGGATCTTAACTTGGTTTCCACAACATGTTAGAATCAGGCTTTATAATCAAAGGACCGGAAAGCACGAAGAGGTTACGCTTTCCAAGAAGGTCGTTGCGATCATAGAGAACCCTCTATATTCTGTTATGAATGAACCGAACTCTACGCTACAAAGACTGACGAGAAAGCTGAACATGCTTGACGCAGTCGACGAAGCATCTAGTTCTGGTAAGTTGGACTTGATCATTCAGCTACCCTACGTCATCAAAACTGAAGCTCGGCGTGAGCAAGCAGAGAAACGTAGAAATTCGATCGAGGAACAGCTTAAAGAAGGCAAGTATGGCATCGCATATACGGATGGAACTGAGCGGGTAACACAACTCAACCGTCCAGCAGAGAATCAGTTACTCGCGCAAGTAGAGTACCTGACAAAGATGCTTTACGGCCAACTGGGCCTAACAGAAGAGATATTTACAGGAAACGCAGACGAAGCAACGATGCTCAGTTACTACAACCGAACTGTCGAGCCGCTTCTCGCCGCGATTACTGAAGGAATGAAACGCACATTCCTTACAAAGACTGCACGATCACAGAATCAATCGATTGTATATTTCAGAGAGCCTTTCAAGTTGGTCTCTGTTAGTGATCTAGCGGAAATAGCCGATAAATTTACTCGCAATGAAATTCTAACCTCTAACGAGGTGCGAGCGGTTATCGGATTCAAGCCCGTGAAGGATCCTAAGGCGGACGAACTCCGCAACAAGAATCTTCCCGAGATTGACGAGTCAAAAGAAGAAAAGGAGGAAGTTCCAGAGTACAAACAACTTCCTAAAACCCAACTAGCACTACCGACTAAGAAGGGAGAATGACATGAAGAGAAAACCCGATTTTAGTGGGTATGCTACTAGAAACGATTTGCTATGCTCTGATGGTGTAACCATTAAGGCAAACGCATTTGCGGATCAAGACGGTCAAAGGGTTCCTTTGGTGTGGCAGCATCAATACGACGAACCGGCCAACGTTCTTGGTCACGCGATATTGGAAAACAGGACAGACGGGGTTTATGCCCACGCCTACCTCAATCAGGGGGAGTCGGCAGCGCAAGCGAGAGAGTTGATCTTACATGAAGATGTAAACGCTCTCTCTATATTTGCGAACAAGCTCGTTAAACGTGGATCGAGTGTGATCCATGGAGCTATTCGTGAACTAAGCCTCGTTCTCTCAGGAGCGAATCCAGGCGCATTCATCGATACGATCTCAATGGCACACAGTGCTTCTGAGGGTGGAGACGCCGTTGACGGAGAAGCAATCATCTACACCGGGCTATCGCTAGAGCACTCGGAGAAATCAGATAAGGAGAAACCAATGGCAAAAGGAAAGTCAATCAAAGATATTTTTGATACCTTTACCGATGAGCAGAAGCAGGTCGCATATTTCATGGTTGGACAAGCCGTCAAAGATGGCTCAATCAAGCAGAGTGACCTAGACGAAGACGACGACCTCGAAGATGATGAGGACGACGAAGATCCCGAAGACGACGACCTCGAAGATGATGAGGACGACGAGGATGAGGACGATGAGGATGACTCTTTCGACCACAGTTCCACAAAAGGCCCCGCCATCAAACACAGTAAGGACACAAAGATGAAAAAGCGCAACGTATTCGATCAGGATGACAAAGCCTCTAAAGGTGGAGAAACTCTGACACACGACCAGCTCAGCACCATTGTTGAGGACGCCAAGAAGCCAGGACAGACTCTCAAGTCATCTTTCCTCCAGCACGCTGTGGAGTACGGTATCGAGAACATCGATTTCTTGTTCCCGGATGCAAAGAACATTCGAGACACGCCGGACTTCGTCAAGCGCAACACCGAATGGGTTGCTAGCGTTATCGACGGAACACACCACTCCCCGTTCTCGCGAATCAAGTCAATGTCTGCGGACATCACGCTCGACACCGCGCGTGCGAAGGGTTACGTCAAGGGCTCTCTGAAGAAGGAAGAGTTTTTCAAGCTCTCACGTCGTACAACTACCCCCACCACAATCTACAAGAAGCAGAAGCTTGACCGTAATGACATGATTGACATCACCGACTTGAACGTCGTGGCATGGCTCAAGATGGAAATGCGCGTCATGCTTGATGAGGAAATCGCCCGTGCGATTCTTCTTGGCGATGGCCGCGAGGTTGGTGTCGACGACGACAAGATTGACGAAGACAACATCCGTCCAATTGCAACAGACGACGACTTCTACGCTCACAAGGTAGAGATTGCGGCAAACGTTGCGGGAGACTCGATCGTTAAGGCGATTCTTCGTGCACGTCACAACTACAAGGGCACCGGAATGCCCACGATGTACTGCACGGAGTCGCTGCTCACCGATCTCATCCTCACGGAAGACCGGATGGGACGTCGCTTGTACGCAACTCAGGTTGAGCTTGCGGCAGCACTTCGTGTAAAGAACATTGTCCCTGTTGAGGTCATGGAGGGCGAAACGGAGCTTCTTGCGATCATTGTCAACCTTAAGGACTACACGGTCGGTGCGGACAAGGGTGGAAGCATCGCCATGTTCGACGACTTCGACATCGATTACAACCAGTACAAGTACCTCATGGAAGGCCGTATGTCGGGTTGCCTGACCCTTCCAAAGTCAGCACTGGTTATCTCTCGCGCAGCGGGAACTGAAGTGACTCCAGGAACGCCGACGTTTGTCGCATCGACAGGTGTCATCACGATTCCAGCAACGACGGGTGTAATCTACTCAGTTGATGGAGACGTTGTTAGCTCTGGAGATCAGCCAGCAATCGCTTCCGAAGCAACAGCGTACGTGACTGCCGCTGCTGATGAGAACTACTTCATCACGGCGAACAGCACGGTCGACTGGACCTTCACTGCCGACGTCCGGTAGTAAAGCACGGAAGGATTCAAAATGGCAAGATTCTATGGACCAATAGGCTATGCGGAATCAACGGAAACAGTTCCCGGTGTGTGGAAAGACCTAATCACTGAAGTAAATTACTACGGTGATGTCGTTCGAAACACCCGGAAACTAGAAGAGGGCGAAAAGCTGAATAATGACATCAGCATTGGCAACTCTTTCAGTATTCTGGCTGATGCATATGCCTACGAACACATATTTGCCATGCGATACATCAAGTGGTCGGGGCAGCTCTGGACAGTCAAGAAAGTCGATGTTCAGAGCCCCCGGCTTATTCTTTTGATAGGGGGTCTTTATAATGGGCCAACGGTTTGACCTTCAGACCCTGCTTGAGGGCCTCCTTGACGAAGGATTGACGGTGTACTTCCAACCGCCTGCAAATATTCAGATGACCTATCCCTGCGTCGTGTACAAACGCGATTCAGAGATGATTCGTCACGCTAACGATCAGCTATACTATCGCAAAAAGCGGTACATGTTGACNGTTATCGATCAGGATCCAGACAGCCTCGTCCCTGACTTGGTTGGCGCTCTACCGCTATGCCGGTTTGTAAGGCATTTTGCGGTGGATGATTTAAACCACGATATATACAACATCTATCATTAGGAGTAACAAATGACAAAACTTCTTTGGGACCAGACTAGCGAGCGCACCTACGAAACGGGTGTCGATCACGGAGTCTTGTTCGTACAGAATTCTGCTGGAGCATATCCGCTCGGAGTAGCATGGAACGGTCTCACAGCCGTTACTGAAAGCCCCTCAGGCGCAGAAGCATCCCCGCTTTACGCCGATAACATCAAGTATCTCAACCTTATGTCGGTAGAGGAACTGGCCGCCACCATCGAGGCATACACCTACCCCGAAGAGTTCGGGGTTTGCGACGGAACTGTCGCACCATACACGGGTGTTCTCGTTGGCCAGCAAACACGTAAGACCTTTGGTCTCGCGTACCGCACTCAGATAGGCAACGATGTCGAAGGAACCGACTTTGGCTACAAGCTCCACCTCGTGTATGGCTGCCTCGCAGCACCTTCCGAGAAGGCTTACGCCACGGTCAACGACACGCCAGAGGCAATCACCTTCAGCTGGGCAATCACCACCAGCCCAGTCGAGATTCCAAACCTCAAGAAATCAGCAATGATCACGATCAATTCGACCAAGGTCGATGCTGATGCTCTTTCAGATCTCGAAGACGCACTCTTCGGAACTGTTGGTGTAGATGCACGTCTGCCGTTGCCCACCGAAGTTATGGCATTCTTCAGTGGAACGGTTTCCGAGGTTATCCCAACCGAACCGACTATGTCTATGAACGACATCACGATCCCAACGATCACTGGTGTTGTCTACACGATCAACGGAGAAACGGTCTCGGGAATAGTCACGATTCAGGAAGACGTCATGGTTGTGGCGTACCCAGCTGCGGGATACAAGTTCCCAGACGTCGTCGACAACGACTGGTACTTCGAGTACTCAGCGTAATCTGGAAAGAAAGGAGATCAGGGAATGCTCACACTACAAGTTCCAACTGCGGAGTTCTTCGACGAAGAAACTCAAGAATTCATTGAGACTGAAGAAGTCACTTTGCAACTCGAGCATTCCCTGGTCTCTATCTCTACCTGGGAATCAAAATGGGAGAAACCCTTCCTAGGAGACGATAGTAAAACTAACGAAGAGACCATGGACTACATCAAGGCAATGACTTTGACCCAAAATGTCCCTCTAAAAGTGTACAATTACCTAACAGATGCCAGCATCAAGACAATTAGCAACTATATCAACGCTCAAATGACAGCGACGTGGTTCAAAGAGAATCCAAACAAACCAAAAGCGAAGGAGATCGTCACGGCAGAAGTCATCTACTACTGGATGATCTCGCTGACGATCCCTTTTGAATGTCAAGATTGGCATCTCAACAGACTTCTCACACTTATCAAGGTGTGTAACGAAAAGAA